GTGGTACAGTTTAACTCAAGATTTGGTGGAGTTTCCTTCTAATGGCTGGAACAACTATTGACCTTCAAACCATGATTGATCCCCACGGTCTAGCAACAGACATTGCAGATCGTTGGACACAATGGAATAACGCAAAGAGAACAAAAGTAGAAGAGTGGAAAGAGTTACGTAATTACATTTACGCTACTGATACTCGCACTACGTCCAATAGTAAACTACCTTGGACTAACAGTACGACTACACCAAAGCTAACACAAATAGCTGACAACTTACACGCTAACTATTTCTCAGCATTGTTTCCTCAGAAGCGTTTCTTTAGATTTGAAGCACATGATGAAGACGCAAATGTAAAAAGTAAACGTGATGTTATCCAGTCCTATATGGAAAATAAATTACGTCAATCAGACTTTGAAAATACTGTAAGTAAACTTATAAACGATTACATTCAATACGGTAACTGTTTTGCTACAGTAGACTTTGCTAGAGACTACACTGAGTACGAAGATGGTGAACGTGCTGTAAACTACGTAGGACCAAAGCTTGTACGTATCAGCCCTTTTGATATTTGCTTTAATCCACTAGCAGCAAACTTTGGTGAAAGCCCTAAGATTGTCAGATCTATGATGAGTATGGGTGAGTTATCTAGAAAAATTGAAGAGACTGTAGACAACGATTACCTTAATCAAATATTTGATAGAATGGTATCTAACAGAACTACAGTGGCAGGTTACGGTACTAGCGAAGTTGACATGGACAAATCACAGGCATTTATTGCTGATGGATTTACCAGTATCCACGAATACTACGAGTCAAACTTTGTAGAGCTTATGACATTCTATGGTGACATCTATGACTCTGACTCAAAAGTATTTTATAAAAACAGAGTTATAACTATTGTAGATAGATCCTACGTAATCTACAATGAGCAGAACCCTAGTTGGTTAGGTAAGTCACCTATCTACCATGCAGGTTGGAGAGAACGTCCAGACAATCTTTATGCTATGGGGCCACTTGACAATCTTGTTGGTATGCAATATAGAATAGATCACTTAGAAAACCTCAAGGCTGATGTCTTTGATCAGATAGCTTATCCTATCATTAAGATTAGAGGTGACGTAGAAGACTTTGACTTTGAGCCAGCAGCAAGAATATACATGGGTGATGAAGGTGACGTAGGTTACTTAGCTCCTGACCCAACAGCACTAAACGCAGACTTCCAGATACAGAACTTAGAAAACAAAATGGAAATGATGGCTGGTGCTCCTAGGGAAGCTATGGGTATTCGTAGTGCAGGTGAAAAGACAGCCTTTGAAGTACAGCAGTTAATGACTGCAGCAGGACGTATCTTTCAACACAAGACTGCACACTTTGAAAGAGTATTCCTAGAGCCTATACTAAACGGAATGATTGAAGCTGCTAGACGTAACATGGATATAGCAGATACAGTTAGGGTTCTTAATGAAGATACAGGACTATTCTTTTTTCAACAAATTACAAAAGAAGACATCATGGCTAACGGTAAGATTGTACCTATTGGTGCTAGGCACTTTGCTGAAAGAGCACAAAGAGTACAAAGCATGACGCAACTTTACCAGTTGAAGTTAGCTGATCCCAGTGTTGCTGTTCACTTCTCAGGTAAAGAGTTTGCTAGAATACTAGCAGAAGAGTTAGGTGAACCAGCCTTGTTTGGAGACAACATCTTAGTCTCTGAACAACTAGACTCTGAGCGTATAGCAACTGAAGCTCAGGTACAATTTGAAGAAGAACAAGAAATAGCAATTAAAGAGGGGCTATAATATGTACGGAAATACTAAAAAGAAACCAAAGCCTAAGAAGAAGCCAAAGAAATAAATGAAAGCCGCTTGGTTTAAAAAATGTAAGACGCAAGAAGACAAGGACAAGATCAAACAAAAGATTGTGTCCAACTCAGAAAGTCTTCTGCTTCTCGAAGAAATTCTTGAGTCTATGCTTGAGGATAGACCGACTACGGCTGACTATGACAGCCCTTCTTGGTCACACAAAATGGCTGATCGTATCGGCTACAACAGAGCACTAACCCAAGTGCTCGATCTTATTAACCTAGATAAGGAATAAAACTATGGTATTTACTGATAACACTGCAACCACACAGGAAGATCAGAACAACGAGACTCAAGTACAGGAAACCCCTTCACAGGAATCCTTTCTTGATAAACTTGTACAGGCAAAGGGAGAGAACTGGAAAAACCCTGAAGTGTTAGCTAAAGGCAAATTAGAAGCCGATGGTTACATTAAAAATCTTGAAGACCAACTCACTCAAATGAGGGAAGACTTAAAGAAACAGGAATACAAAAACGAAGTTCTTGATCAGCTTCAGACCAAGGCCGCTGAATCTACTGCAGCGACTAATGAAGTGCCTAATAATAACAGTAGCACTAAAGACCAGAATACCACTGCAAACTTTAGTGAGGAAGACCTGAAGAGCCTTGTAGAAAAGACACTTGGTCAGCGAGAGTTAGAAGCCAAAGTTAATGGTAACTTACAACTTGTTGATAAAGAACTAGAGGGAAGCTTTGGCACTGAAGCCAAGGCTCAAATCGAAAGGAAAGCTGAAGAGCTTGGTATGTCAATAGATCGTTTACGTGATATTGCTGCTGAGTCACCCAACGCTTTCTTTGCTCTTATAGGTGAGAACAAACGTCCTGTCAGCCCTATGGTTGCTGGGTCAGTTCGAACTGAGGGTGTCAATATGCAATCCTCTACGGAAAGAGATTTCAATTACTATCAGAAACTTCGTAGAGACAATCGTAACTTGTACTATTCTTCCAAGACGCAACAACAAATGTTCGAGGACAAATCTCGTCTTGGTGAAAAGTTTGGTGCATAATAAAGGAACTTAGACATGGCAATGACCACATCTAACACTTCGTTCCTGCAACGTGCTCAGGTCTACTCATCAGAATTGAAAGAAATTCTGCGTGATGAGATGATGGCACAAAGATATGTTCGTATGCTTGACGGTTTTCCTGACGGAAACACTTTCAACATTCCTTCTATCGGGCAGGCACAAGTGGACAACTACACTGAGGACAGTGCTGTTACCTACCGTCCATTAGACACAGGTAACTTTACATTCTCAGTTGATAAGTATCTCTCATCAGCTACTTATATGACCAAGAAAGCAGAGCAAGACACATTCTATTCTTCAGAATTAATGTCACGCTTTGTACCTGAACAAGAACGTGCAATCATGGAACATTTCGAGACAACAACTCTCGCTGCTCCTGAAGCTGGCGTATCAGCTAACTCAAATGAGACAATCAACAGCATTTCTATGCGTGTTGGTTCTTCACAAACAGGTGAAGTCATGGGTCTCAAAGAGTTTGCTTATGCACGTTACGCTCTGAAAAAACAGAACGTTCCAGATAGCAACTTGGTAGCCATTGTTGATCCATCTGTTGAGTACACACTTAACACATTGAGCAACTTAGTAAACGTGTCAAACAACCCACGTTTCGAAGGACTAGTTCGTGACGGTATAGCAACTGGTATGCGTTTTATTGCAAACGTATATGGGTTTGACGTATACTGCTCAAACTTCCTACCAACAGCAACCGATAACGCACTTCCAGATTTAGCTGCTGCTAACCAAGATTACTCATCAACAAATGGTGTTGTAAACTTGTTCTTCTCAGCAGATCAGTCTGTAAATCCATTCGTGGGTGCGTTTAGACAGCAACCTCAGGTTGACTACGACTACAACAAAGATCACCAACGTCACGAGTTTGTAACAACTGCTCGTTATGGTGTCAAGTTGTACCGTCCTGAAAACATGGTTCGTGTTGTCACGAAACCAACAGTAGCGTAAGGAGGTAGATTAATGAGTTATGTAAACGCAGACGGTCTAGAAGTTCTTACCGCAGGTGAACAGGGAACTCCAGCAAAGCGTGGAACTTCTCTTTCAAGTCAGAAGAAATCATTGGTGATGAATATCACAGGAACAGAAGTTCCTTCATCTGTGGCAACCCCACAAGATCACGATGCTTTCATTCCAGCAGGTTCGTACATCACTGGTGCTCACCTTATTGTCTCAACAGCTTTCACCTCAGGTGGTTCAGCTACATTGACAGTAGGTGCTTACACTCAAGCAGGTGCTGCAGTTGATGCCGATGGTATTGACGCAGCCGTAGCTGTAGCAGCACTTGTTGCTGACAAAGCTGTAGCTTGTGACGGTGCGCTAGTCGGTGGTACAGCCACTGTTGGTGGTGCAGATGTATACATCGAAGCTATCTATGGCACAGCAGCATTTACTGCTGGTGAAGCCAAGTTGGTTATCGAGTATATCGAAGCCTAAAAAGCTTTGGGTGTTCCTTCGGGAGCACCCTACTTATTCCCTAGGAGATATTAATGGCAAACGTAAACCACTCTACTCTTTCTGATCCTTTCTTACACGAACCCAAAGGCGTTGCTTCGGCAAGTAGTGGTGACGTTTACTTAGCCAATGGTTCTGGCTCAGGTACTTGGACTTCAAGACAAGCAATACTAACAGTTCAGTTCCCAGACATTTCATCTGCAAGTAATCTTTACGTGCCTATACCATATGCAGGAACTATAACTAAAATACAAAGTGCTTTGACAGCAGCTATATCTGGTGGAAATGCTGTATTTACTGTCACCAACTCATCAGGTTCTTCAATGGGAACCCTTACTATAACTCAGTCAGGTTCTGCAGCAGGTGACGTAGACACACTAGCACCCTCATCAAACAATACAGTAACAGCAGGAAGCTTTATAAAGATAGCCTGTGATGGTGGGCCAAGCTCACACATTGAAGCTTGTATAGTTATCTGCGTGGATGGATCGTAATGAAAAGCACCCTCTTACAAGTAGTACAATCTATTCTTTCTGATATGGACTCAGAGGATGTTAACACTATCTCTGATACAGTAGAGGCTCAACAGGTAGCTTCAGTAGTAGAAGATACTTACTTCAACATAATTGCAGCTAGAGATATACCAGAACATAATAAGTTAATACCTCTAGTTTCTTTATCTAACAATGCAAAACCTACACACTTTACTTATCCTGCAAGAACAAAACAACTAATGAGAGTTGACTACAACATAGGAACTGCTTCTGTTCCTGACTACAGGGAAATAGTTTATGTAGAACCTTTAGTGTTCTTAGACAGAATGGATGAGACAGCTAAGAAGGTAACTACTGTTGACCAATCTGTAGAACTTTTTGTAGGTAATGATAGAGACCCATCTTATTATACATCATTCAATGACAACCATATTATAATGGATGCTTACGATGCTGCAGTAGAAGCCAGTCTAGCTGCTAATAAAACAAGAGCTTTCTGTGCTATCTACCCAACCTTCAGCCAAACAGATAGTTTTGCAATAGACTTAGACCAAACACTAATGCCTTTTCTTTTGGCAGAAGCTAAATCAACTTGCATGAGTTTATTTAAAGGTGGTCCTGATCCCAAGATTGATCAGGCTGCACGTAGGTTAAAGTCCTATGTACAAAACGATCAGTACAAAACTAGACTAGCTTCAAGAAACCAGTACGGAAGAAGTTAATGATTGAAATAGATGTTGACACAGTGAACCAACATTGTGTAATAAAGTCTGACAAGATGCTGTCAGAAATTTATGTCAGTAAAGAAGATAGTGGATACAGTTTTTTTAGAGTAAAGTTTGAAAAAGGGTCAGTACCAAGTGAACTATCTGGTAGGTACTCTAGCCTACAAAAAGGTAAAGAAGCTGTAGAACATTACCTAAGAAACAAAGTAAAGACAAAAACTGTTCAGCGTAATGAATACGCAGACCAACGTGAGAAAGAACGCAATGGCTCAAAGTCTAAGTCAGAAAGCAACTAACAACTTTGTCAAAGGTCTTATAACTGAGGCTGCTGAACTTACATTTCCTGATGGTGCTTCCGTTGATGAACTAAACTGTGACCTGCGTAGGGATGGTACTAGACGTAGACGATTAGGTGTAGAGTACGAGACAGGTAATGTTTTGTCTTCTTTTACTCTTAGTGATGCTGAACAAACAGCTACAGGCTCTTGGGTTAACGTTGGTGGTAATGCTAACTTAGAGTTCTTGGTTCTTCAAAAGGGTGCTATACTTTACTTCTATAACAAGGGTGCTTTACCTTACTCCAACCAAGTAGAGTCTAACTCAGTTAACCTAGCTTCTTATCAACAGTCTGGTTCTAACGGAGCAGATACAGCTAAG